CTATTCTCCAGCAAAAACAGTAAATGATATGGTTGATGTTGCTACAAAGCTAATGGATGCTGGTGTTGATATCATTGTTGTAGACTCAATCTCAGCACTATTGCCAGCAATTTATTTTGAAAAAGATGGAAATGAAATGAAAGATTTGCAAGACACTAAGCAAATCGGAGCAGAAGCAAAGGATATGACTCATGCAGTCAAGATGTTAAATTATGCAAACAAAAATACACTATTGGTACTCATCTCACAGCAAAGAAATCAATTTGGATCTATGCATGCCTCCCATATTCCGACAGGAGGAATGGCAGTTAAATTCTTCTCTTCCACGGTCATTAAGCTATGGTCTTCAGAAGCTGAGGCTAATGCGATTAAAGCGGGCATTAAAGTTGGTGACAAAATCATTGAGCAAAGAGTTGGCAGACCAGTCAATTGGATTATTGATTACAACAAACTCGGCCCCCCTAATCTTTCAGGACAATACGACTTCTACTATCAAGGAGAAATCTTAGGAGTAGATGCAGTAGGAGAAACATTAGATGTTGCAGAAATGGTTGGCGTAGTAGAAAAAGGTGGTGCTTGGTATACTGTCAATGGAGAAAGACTTCAGGGACGTGCAAAAGCAGTTGCTTACTTAAAAGAAAATCCAGAAGTAGTTACAGAATTGGCTGATGAAATAAATGCCAGATCTTAATGAATTCTTAAACAACAAAGAGCAGAAAGAGGCTTTGCGTTCCACATTGGAAAGCCTTGAAGGTATCAGACCCTGTTCTAAATGTGAGCTTGATGTGGATGGTGGGTTGTGGGATCCAGAAAGTTTAACTATGCAATGGACATGTTCCAATGGACATGAGACAAAGCATCAGGTGGGCTAGTGTCAGAAAGATCAGAAGTCAAAAGAGATGGTGCAAGAGCACAGAAGAATAGTGGACGTGGAGATTATCAAAAGGGTGATGCCAAATGGAATCAGTTCCTTGTTGATTACAAAGAAGCATCTTCTTCTTTTACTTTAAACAAACCAGTGTGGTCTAAGATATGCACTGATACATTTAAAGTAAGTAGAGATATGCACCCAGCGTTAAAAATAATTATAGGAACTGATTCTAAGGTTCGTCTTGGAATCATTGAATGGACGGTATTAGAAGAACTGATATCGTTTTGGGAGGAAAATCATGAGTAATCCAGATATTAATTTGGTAGGTAAGATTGGACAAGATCCAATTGTTCTTGGCAATGGCGGATTAAGATTAAGAGTTGCAACCAATGACCGCATTAGAGATGACTCTACAGGAGAATGGAAAGATGGACCAACTTCTTGGTGGACAGTTAAGGTTTGGAATAGACTTGCAGAGCAAGCTAAAGACGTCCTTAAGAAGGGACAAGAGGTTACTATTTCTGGTGTGATCTATGAAGAAACATGGAAAGATAAAGAGACAGGGCAAGCTAAAAATAGCTACGAAATTAAAGCCACTAGCATTGGCTTGACTCCATGGTCTGTTTCACGTGAGAAGATTTCATCTGGCGCAAGCTGGGACATGAACGCAGAGGTTCCTTTCTAGTGATTTCTTTTATTTGTGGGGCGGCAATTGGATTTATTATTGGTTACGGCCTTGGTTTATTTATTGACAAATTAGATAAGAGGGAAAAAGATGGCAGAGGATAAGAATACATTAGAGCTTATAAGCGATATAACAGAGTTTAATGATCTCCATGAGTTCATGCAGGATGAACACTTGGATAAAGCTCTTGCTATTGTGGTAAAATTGTTAATGAACCCAGATGTTCCTTCAGCAAAGGCACCACATTTAATTATGGAGCTACAGGCAATGTCAACTAAGTTTGCTGTTCTTGCATCTGTATATTCAACAATTGCAAAAGACAAGGCTGGAACAGCCAATAACAATAAGAAGAACATTTACTATTCAGTAAAGGAGTCCATAGACAAACTTGTAGATGCACTTAAGTATGTCGTTAGGTATAATTCATAAATGGCAAGAGACATTGTAAAAAATTTAAAGTTTAAGAAGCATACGGGTAAGCATTTTGATCCAGAGCTATTTGCCCAACTGCTTGATGAGTCATATCGTAATACTAAACGTGCTGACGGAGACATGACAAAGAAGTCATTTAGCCCAAGCTCTTTAGGGTACGGACATGGAACATGCCCAAGATATTGGTATATGGCATTTAGCGGAGCAATGTTCATTGATGATAATGATGCTGTTGCTGTTGCAAACATGGCCCAGGGAACACAGGCCCACGAGAGACTACAAAAGCTTATTTCTACAATGCCTCAGTTTGTTGCAGAAGAAGAAGAGATTACCAATGAGTACCCACCTATCCGTGGCTTTATTGACTTGATCATGGAGTACGATGGTGAAACCGTTATTGGTGAAATCAAGACGGCTAAGCAGGAGGTATGGGATACAAGGCAGTCAGAGATGAAGTCTTCACCAAACCACATGCTACAGTTACTTACATACATGAAATTAAAGAATGCCAAAGAAGGCTTCTTCCTATACGAGAATAAAAATACACAAGAAGTTTTGATTATTCCAGTATCAATGAATGATAAGAACAAGAAGATAATTGAAGATACATTCTTGTGGATGCAAGAAGTTTGGGATAATTTCCAAAATGGAGATTTGCCAATGAGACCTGCTGGTGCTACTAAATCTAAAATGCCATGTACATATTGCCCTGTCAAGAAAGCATGCTACGATAAGTCTGGTCCAGTAGGAACTGTTCAGATAGAAATGTATAGCGTACCAAAATTATGATATGTTCAAATAAAGAGTGTGCAAAAGATTTTGATCCCAAGACTCATAATCAAAAATATTGTACTGATGAGTGTTGCAGAGTTGCAACAAACAGAAGGATAATGGAAAAATATTATGAAAGAAAAGCAATTAAAAATGGATCTGTTAGGCAGTGTTCTAAATGTAAGGCTAAGCTAAGCAGGTACAACACTGATACTATATGCGCCCATTGCGAAAAGAAAAGAAGCAGAACCAAGAGCCTGCTTCAGGAAATTATAGATGAAATTAAGTAGCCTTGTAAAGACAAAAGCGCACCGTGTCCTTGGGATAGATGCGTCAACAAACTCTATTGCTTTTTGCCTAATGGAAGGCAACAAGCCATTAAAGTGGGGAAAGATTGATCTTGCTGGCATGGATATATATGAAAAAATATATGATGCTAAAAAGAAAATGTCTGTTATGTTAGAGGAACTTAAATCAGATTATATAGTTGTTGAGGGCGCCATACTTGTCAGATCACCAGATGCTGTGATAAAATTGTCTTATGTGTATGGAGTTGTAATTGCAGAGCTTATGTCCACGGGGGCAAAAGTTATAACAATACCACCCAGCTCATGGCAGGCGCATATTGGGAATAAGAACCCAACAAAAGCTGAGAAGGAAGCAATCCGTACTAAGAATCCAGGTTATGCTGACTCTTGGTACAAAAATCAATTAAGAAATATGCGTAAGCAAAGGACTGTTGATTATTTTAATAAGATGTATGGTTTAAATTTAAATGATTTTGATGTTGCAGATGCATTCGGCATTGCACATTATTCCAATGAGGTGTTAACTAAACGATGAGTCCAGACTGGCAAGAGAAGAGTGCTCAAGAAGAATTTGTTTTAAGCTTACTTGACAATAAAAAAGAAGGATATTATGTAGAGCTAGGAGCATTTCATTCTAAGAATGGAAGCAATACCTATAGACTAGAAAATGAGTTTGACTGGAAGGGCGTTTCTTTTGAGATAGTTCCAGAATTTCACAAAGAGGTATCAGAAAATAGAAAGAATCCATGTATCCTTGGAGATGCTACTCAGTTTAATTATATTAATTATTTTGAAGAGAACAATTTCCCAAAGCAGATAGACTACCTACAGGTAGATATTGATGGCGGGTATGATCCAAAGGGCTATGCCGTTGGCAACCCATACCTATCTTTACATGGCTTATTAGCAGTACCATTAAACCAGTATAGATTTACAGTAATAACATTTGAGCATGATGCTAATTTAGTTTTAAATAATATAGCTATGCGTGATGCACAAAGACAGATACTTGATTCACTTGGATATGCTCTTGTGGTTAGAGATTTCCATGAAGACTGGTGGGTTGATAGAAGCGCTATTGGTTACACAGATTACAGACAGCATTTTAAATGGAACACAATGTGAAGCTTTACCAAAGTAAAGAGTGGCTGTATAGAAGATATGTAGTTCAAAGAAAGACAGTCACTGAAATTGGAAAAGAGTGTCAAGTATCTGCTATGACCATACAAAGATACCTAGAGCAGTTTGGATTAATTAAAAAGAGATGAGCATACCAGTAATAATCATACCTACATTAAATAGGTATGATCTTCTAGATAGCATGCTAGATAATATAAACTACCCAGTAGATAATATATTGGTTATAGATAATGGTAACGGATACAAGACAGACAAGAAGGTAACTGTTCTAAATATGCCAGCTAATTTAGGAATGTCTGCATCATGGAATTTAGGTATAAAACTTTACCCACATTCAAAGTATTGGCTATTTGCATCAGCTGACACAATTTGGGGAGAGAACTCTTTAAAAGAAATAGATGAGACAAGTGGGCCAGATAAAGTTGTTTTAACAGATGATGCCTATGGGTGTTTTTCTGTTGGTGAAAATGTTATTGAAGAGGTGGGGCTTTTTGATGAATACTTTTATCCAATATATTTTGAGGATAATGATTTTCATGAAAGAGTTTCAAGGTTTTGTCCAGAAGGAACCATTGTAACAACATCAATAAAAACAAAGCCATCTTCAGGAAGCCAAACTATTAATAGTGACTCAAGTTTAAGAAATAGAAATGATGAAACATTTTTAAAGAATAAAGAGTACTATGATTTTAAAGCTGAAAACAATTTTCAATTAACAAATGATTGGTCTTTAAATAGAAGAAGGTCACAAGAATGGCTACGATAGGGCTACTGCCAGCATCTGGAAAGGCTTCTAGAGTTGGGGGCATACCAAAGTTTTGCCTGCCTATATCAGATGAGAGATCATTAATACAATGGCATGTAGAGCAAATGCTTGAAGTTTGTGATGAAGTAAGAATATCTACAAGAGCAGAATGGGTTCCAATCATTCAAAATATGGATATGAATATTAAACTTATAGTTCGTGAGCCATCAACAATGTCTGATGCTGTAAACTTTATGGTTGGCGAAAGCAATGACACCGTACTTATAGGCATGCCAGATACATTTATATTAGGATCACCAAATAATATATATAAAGAAATGGTTAAGTCTAGCGGAGACCTAGTGCTAGGTGCATGGGAATGCACTGAAGATCTTAAGGGCAGGGTAGGCCAGATACATTTATCTGGAGATAAAGTAGTTTACTCTAAAGATAAAGTAGATGATTGCGATTATTCTTACATGTGGGGCACTATGCTATTTAGAAAAAATTTGATAAGATATGTTGATTCATCGTTGGACCACCCAGGAAAACAAATACAGGAATGGATCGATATGAATTTAGATGTTCGTGCAGTAAAGCCAGGTGGACAATATATGGATATTGGAACACTAAAGGGACTAAAGAGACTATATAAGGAGATGGAATAATGGCGGGTTATCCAGAAAGAGAAAAGGGTTTTCAAATGTGGGTTACAGACCTGCAGTTGTTAGCTACAGATGCACCATCAGGAAATAAAATTATGAATGAATGTCTTGATATTGCTGAGATGTTAATTAAAAAAAATGTATCATACGGAGATTCTGCTTTAAATCCAATGAGATTATTTGCACAGTCAGATTCAGTAGAGCAATTAAAGGTTCGCATTGATGATAAATTAAATAGGATTAAGAACTCACAGGGGTATGCTGGAGATAATGATGTTGATGATTTAATTGGATACCTGGTGTTATTAAGAATAGCCATGTCTCAGGTTGCCATTTCAGTCGACTAGAAGTATAATAGTATCATGAGCGATATAGAGCCAGCAGTACATTTTGACCGAATGAATAAAGTCGTTGAGGAATTACTCAAGGGCAATTCAGCCACGCAGATAGCAGCAGCTACAGGATTTTCTAGAAAAGAAGTCCTAGAGTTTATTGATGAGTGGAAGACAGTCGTACACAATGATTCTAATATAAGAGATAGAGCAAGAGAAGCAATCTCTGGTGCTGACCAACACTATGCAATGCTTATTAAAGAGGCCTGGAAGACCGTAGAAGACGCAGATCAAAGCGGGCAGCTTAGTGTTAAGGCGGGAGCACTAAAACTAATTGCAGATATAGAGACTAAAAGAATAGCCATGCTTCAATCTGTTGGAGTTCTAGAGAATACACAGATAGCATCACAAATTGCAGAGACAGAACGTAAGCAAGAAATACTAGTAGGTATATTAAAAGAAGTAACTGCATCTTGTCCTAAGTGTAAAATGGATGTTGCAAAAAGGCTATCCCAGATTACTGGCGTAGTGGAGGCAATAGTAATTCAGGACGCAGATGTCGTTTGATTTTTCAGATTTAATTGACATACTTGACGGAGAAGAATTTGAAGAGCGTCCAGTAGACCTACAAACATTTGTTACTGATCCAAATTATTTAGGGCTGCCACAATTATCTGAACTACAGTATACGCTTATTGAAAAGTCTTCCCAGATATATAAAGAGTCCACTCTAATAAAGCTTTTTGGCGAAGAGGATGGAAAGCTAAGATTTAAGCAGACATGCAATGAAGTAATTGCACAGCTAGGTAAAGGTTCTGGTAAAGACTACACTGCTACGATTTCAGTTGCCTATCAAGTTTATTTATTGCTATGTCTAAAAGATCCAGCAACATACTATGGTAAGCCACCAGGTGACACAATTGATATCCTAAATATTGCTATTAACGCACAGCAGGCAAACAATGTTTTCTTTAAAGGATTTAAGACAAGAATTGAATTGTCCCCATGGTTTGCTGGAAAATATGAGCCTAAAGCATCTGAAATTAAATTTGATAAGAATGTAAATGTATACTCAGGCCACTCTCAAAGAGAAGCATGGGAAGGATACAACGTTATAACTGTTATCCTTGATGAGATCTCTGGTTTTGCCATGGAAAATACAACAGGACATGACCAGGCTAAGACAGCTGATGCTATATATGACATGTACCGTGCATCTGTGATGTCCCGTTTCCCAGACTATGGAAAAGTAATTTTACTTTCATTCCCCCGTTTCAAAAATGATCCAATACAAAAATTCTATGAGTCTGTTATTGGAGAAAAGGAAACTATTATTAGAACAAAGACTCTTAAGATGGACGATGATCTCCCAGACGGAACTGATGGTAATGAGATAACTATTGATTGGGAAGAAGACCACATCATATCTTATCTGTATCCTAAGACATATGCTTTAAAGAGGCCAACATGGGAAGTCAACCCAACTAAAAAGATTGAAGATTTTAAGGTAGACTTCTACAAGAATTCGTTAGACGCTCTTGGTAGATTTGCTTGCATGCCACCAGAGATGGTAGATGCTTTCTTTAAGTCACGTGAAAAGGTAGAGAAGGCATTTAATAATACTGCTCTTGCTGTAGATAGCTTTGGTAGATTAGAAGAATGGTTTAAACCAAAAGAAGATACAAGATACTTTATACACGTTGACCTTGCACAAAAGCACGACCACTGTGCAGTCTCGCTAGCACATGTTGAAAGATGGGTTAATGTTAGAGTTACAAACGAGTACTCTCAGCCAGCACCAATTGTTAGTGTAGATGCAGTTAGATACTGGACACCTACGCCTGATAAGTCTGTTGATTTTACTGAGGTTAAAGACTATATACTTGCACTTAAAACACGTGGGTTTAATATAGGAGTGTGTACATTTGACCGATGGAACTCGCATGATATGATGCAGCAGCTAAAGCAATATGGAATTAATACTGAAATTTTGTCGGTGGCTAAAAAGCATTATGACGATATGGCTATGGTTGTATTAGAAGAAAGACTCAATGGTCCATATATACCACTTCTAATTGATGAATTGTTGCAGTTAAAAATTATGCGTGATAAGGTTGATCACCCACGAAAAGGTTCTAAAGACTTGGCGGATGCAGTCTGTGGATCTATATTTAATTCAATTAGTAGAACAAGGCCAGACATGAATAATGAAATAAACATTCATACATATGAGTCAATGTCAATACATGATGATTTTAGTAGAGATAACCCAGATGTAACATCAACTAATATGATTAGGGCACCAAGAATGCCACAAGATTTAAGAGAAGCAATGGACAGGATGCAAATAATATGAGTGAATATCAAGATAAAGCTAAAGAGTGTAAGTGCTGTGGCAAGCATGTTCCACTTCCAACTGTATTGAGAGAGTTTAATGGCATAGTTGTATGCCCAACTACATTTGCCAATATAATGGAATACACTAGAGTTTGGAACTCTATTGGATCAAGGCCACCTGGAAAAATAAGAAAACATTTTTCAGAATACGTGCAGCAGATAGTTGAAAAAACCATTGACAATAACGATAAGGTTATACTATAATTGCAACTAGGCAACAGTAGCTTAGTTGGTTAAAGCCCCGAACTCATAATTCGGTAATCGTAGGTTCGAGTCCTACCTGTTGCACATGGGAGAATATGTGAAAGATATAGAGTACTACATAGAAATCGGTGCTGTTTCAGTTGAAGGCATTGACGAAGACGGAGAGTTTATTTTTCTGATAACAGAAAAGGCCAAAGATATTGCGCCTGAGTTATGGAAAGCGCACACAGAGTATATTGATGATGCAATGCTAAAGTTATTTGAAAGTGGATTTTTAAATGTTTCATATGATGAAAATTTAGAAGCAACTTTTTCGCTAAGTCCAGAAGGAGAAGAGATGGCAAAGACCCTGGGATTAGTAGAAATGAATCAAGACGAAGAAGATCAATAAAATACCTCTGTAGCTCAGCGGAAGAGCAACAGACTTCTAATCTGTTGGTCGCTGGTTCGATTCCAGCCAGGGGTGCGATACGTTTGTATCACTTATATATAAGGAGAAACATGAAAACAATAGGAGATAAACTTGGTAACTTTGCCGTTATCGGAGTTAAACCTGGAGCGTTATCTTATGACGACTCATCTTTTGAAGTAATAAACCAGGATTCTTTTCCAGGCAAATGGAAAATTATTGCATTCTATCCAAAAGATTTTACCTTCGTATGCCCAACAGAAATTGTTGCATATGATGCTCTTGTAAATGATTTTAATGACCGTGACGCAGTCCTTATGACTGGATCAGTGGATAACGAGTTTTGCAAAATTGCATGGCGCAATGCTCATGAAGATTTAAAGAAAACTAATTCTTGGTCCTTTGCAGATACAGCACATCAATTATCTGGTGACCTTGGAATTCAACACTCTTCTGGAGTAGCATATCGTGCAACATTTATTGTAGACCCAGATAATATTATCCAGCATGTAACAGTAAACAATTTAGATG